ATCATCATTCTCCGTTGCTGTTACAGGATCGGGTTCGACTGAGTATGTTTGTTTTCTATTTGGGGAATTGACTGGTACATCAGCATACATTGAGGTATCAACTTTCTTAATAACACCCTGAGATGTAACAGGACCATATAGTTGAATCGAAGCGGAAAACGATAGTGTATAAACTATAGCCCTTCTCGAAACGAAATCCCCTTCATACGAATCCTCATAGGATACTGAATCGAGTACAATAGGCACATCCTGTACATTTTTTAATTCTGACGAATCTTTTATCGTCATTGTATATGAAGGAGAGAATGTCGGTAGTATTTGTTCAATGATCTGTATACCATCATCGGAATTCTTTACCATTACAAATAATTCAAAACTTACTGTATATGGTACCGGAGAAAACTGTTTACTTATTGCTTTATCATTTGTCGACTTTGGTATCTTGACTGTATTGATTTTATTAAGTTTTCTAGTCGAATCATATGAGAATGAACCAAGTTCAAATCCTATACGGGGAAGAGAAATAGCCACAGACTTCGAAAGATTTGGATCTTCCCTAAGTCGAGCGAGAAACTTTTCCTTTGGCCCATAAGATAAGGGTATTTTCATTTTTTGTTTAATCTCACCTACTTTATTTCTCCGAATGAGGTAAATATCATTAAACATTGAACCAAAACCGATAACAGTTCTTTTTAATATTTCGTGGTAATAAGGGTCTGCTCCTAACATTATATCTCTCCAAACGGATTAGAATCCGTAAAATCTATTATTTTATCAGACTCACCTTGGAGCCAATCATTGATAGAGCTCTTATCTATATCATCCATAGAATGTTCTTCTTGTAACATATTATATCCATTTTCAAATAATAATGCACCACCATCAAGAGTAGATGTTCCATCCTCTAGTAGTATATCGTATATCGCGATTGAGTTTGTTGAGTGTAAATCTTCAATCCTATCTATTTCCGAAATACCAGTATCAAGAGCTTCATTTGAATATTCAAAAAGTTTACAGGTTAATGTAAATACTGGAATATTGTGGAGTCTTTCAAATTCTTCTTCTTCAACGAAGGTAATTTCAAATAATTTCTTTCTATTTTGGGAAGGGAAATATATTAAATCCCCTTCCATCGGGCGTTTTGTTGCTATAAGATTTTGATCAAGCGATGTAAGCTGATTAAATCTGAATCTAGATACTTGAAATTTAGCTTCGTCTCTTAATTCAAGACCAAATTTAGAAAGGGCGTCTGCTTCTCCAGCACCAATTGATTCATTCTCATAATACATTTCAATGACGTAAGCATCATTAAATTCTGATAAAACGTCTTCCCCAAATAATTTATCTTCCCTGACCAGTTTTCTAGGAAGATAATAAACATCGTGACCGAATGCTTTTATCTGTTCTATGATTATTTCTTCATAGAGCTGGGACTCTGGTTTATGTGCATGATTAAAGAACGTTGAAGTAGACATCGCTCTAACCTATAATAAAATCAAGCGGTGCTTGATATGTAGATAATATCTTTTCTTCAAGTTTTTCAATTTCTTCTTGTGCTTGAGTATATATAGTATCTGCATCAATTTCAACACCACCGATCATTGCGATACCTTTGAATTTCTGTAGGTTTTGACCCCATTGTCTTTTAATGAGTTCCGTAGCATATCTCTTGAGGAACACATCGTTATAGAGTCTTACTGCCACGGAAGGATCGGTTTTTCTGTAGCATTCAATAATTATAGTCTCATCAACTTTAAAAGTTTCTGACCAAGTATTATCAAAATATAATTTAGAGCTCAAATGGTTAAATCTAATTGATGGTTTAATATTAAACATATTATCAATCATATCTAATTTTTCTCTAGCCATTTCTGTAGAAATGAGAGATGCTGCGGGGTCTAAATCAATTAAACCAGATTGTATCATTTCTGCTTGATTGTACCAGCTAGATCCGAATGCAGAGGACGGATGATATACATTAACAATGGATACAACCGAATCTGGTATGGCAATCCAATTATTTTGATCTGTCCAAATTGATGAAACCGAATCCTCTGTTGCTGTAACAGAATTAACCCCTACCGAGCGATCAAGGTCAGCCTGAGTTATTGTGTGAGATAGATATAATCTTTCAATCCCATCATAATGAAATTGATTGAAATATTCAAGCGCATCATCTATTCTGTCCGAGATTTGATCAATATCAACATTAATATCGACAACTGGTTTACCTAGTTTTCGAAGACAATATTCAGATAATTCAGATTTTGTTGTTAATGCCATTATTATTCTCTATGGTTTCTCTGGATATATTGTGTTATTTATATTAACCGCAAAGGTATATACAAGCGACGAGTTTAACTTCTGTAGGATCAGAGAATGTTACATTCTCTCGGACTTTAGCTACTGTATAAGATCTAATAATATCGTCATCTTGTTTCATTCCTTTACCCGGAGTAGATGATGTGACAATTAAATCCCCTGCTTCGAAACCCCCATTTTCCCCACATACATTAACAGCACCTTCACCTACAGCATTAATTTGTATAATATCGTTAGTATCCAGAATATTAGCAAATTCGTCTTTTAATTTACTTCGTGATAAAGGGGGTGTATTTGTTGGGCTATCTTCTTCAGAAGCGGTTGCATTCTGAAGAGCATAGTGATTAGATAATTCCTCTTCCGTATATGGATGATCTTCTATTAGAATTGTTGGTCCTCGCCCATTTAAAATATCATTCAGTGTTTTAGTATCACCGTTAAATACACCAATTGCTGCTTTTTGATTAGAAGTAGAAGATCGAACTACTTGAGTAAAACTTTCGGAAACATGACTAATACCTATAACGGATTGATCTATTAATATATCTCCTATCTCCGGAGATTCACTTTTATTAATAGCTGACATATGAGCCCCGGTGAACGTAAGATAACCCCCAGTCCCAGAATGGTAATCCCCAGCCCCACCATAACCACCATTAACGGTGGTTATATTACCCCCATGAGTACGAAGCCCGTCCCAACTTTTGTTTGCTATCGGATGAGATGATCCATCGTGAGTTGAAAGATATATACCAACATATTCAGCTGTTGCTGATGTTTGGTCTGCTGCACTACTGATTATTAGTTGTTGCAAATAACCGACCTTAATCGCCGACGCTATGTGAGCAATTTGTACATTATGTGTAGTATTTCCACCCCAAAAATTCTTCTGATGGAGCAACAGTGAATAGTCTGGGGACCCTAAATTACATTCGATTATGGAATTACCAGAAGAATCATAAAGACGCGATAACATCTGTATTTCTCTAGCAAGTTTAACAGAAGATTCGACTTGTGTTGAGCTATTATGATATCTATATAGTTCAGCGCCAACTGTAGAACCACATAATGTAACTTGTGTATTTTTATCAGTATCACCAAAACCGTCGGCACTTTCCGTGTTCATAAAAAAACCAGCGGATCCAGTACCAGAGCTGCCGTTCATAGTAGCGAAACCGGCAGCCCAACCACCGTTACTATGTCTACACCACACGGGTACCTTTAAAGCATCATCAGCCTTTATGTGGAGTATAGAATCAAAACTAGATGCTAATAATTGTTGACCTGTTATACCTAGACTAAAAGCATCTCCTCCAACAAGATGTGTACTATTGTTTTTAAGAACATCAAGGCTTAATGTTCCTGTTGCGATATCGCCACCATCGATATGAGTGGTACCTGCGTCGCCGAATGCATTATTAGTAAATGTTACAACACCATCGAGATTTAAATGATTGAATGCTGTCGAGAAGCTAACGGGACTTACAGTACCAGTTCCGGCAGTATTTTCTGTACCCCAATATCTAGCCGCAAAATAATGGAGATTTGCATGAATTGTTGGTGGAGGTGTTGCAGACCAGCCAGACTTTAAACCAGAAAATGTTCCAGCACTAATATTATAGGAACTTGCGTATGGGGTAGCTGGAGTAGATGAACTAGATTGACCCGCCGTAAGATATACCCACCCCGATACGGAAATAGCTCCATCCGTACCAACACCATTGGTACCATCAGCAACAACCTCTATTGGGTTCGACCAATTCGAAGATTCAACAACGTCACTAGGCCCTGCATCGGATGCTGTCGCCGAACACATCCATAATGATGTTCCAGTAGTAACAGCACCGAGATCTGACACCCAACCGTTGCCAAGGCTACTAGAACTCCAAGATGGTTGAGAAGTTGCGGTGGCAAACGTATATATGTGTGGACCACCTGGTTTTGAAGTAAGAGTAACATCAGATTTTTGATAAGCAAATACTACGGCATTATTCAGAGGTGTCTCACCATCATCTCCAACCCTAGAATATAATAGTGGATCTGACCATTCCGAGGGGGAAATTATATCATATGTTGTAGTAGCAGATGCCAACGCTGTAGAAACCCACGATTCTTCCCCTGCTATTAGAGCTGGTGGTTCTGTAGTCCAACCTTGGTTATTTGATCCGGTGAAAGTTAAATCCCCACTGGCAAACCAATATGTCGCTGTACCGACTGTATTCCCAGTAGGATTACCATCGAGGTTATCCGGAGTTTCCCCTGGTGTTCCCTTTTTATATACTTGAACACTAGTCGCAGAATAACCCGGAGCTCCATTAGTACCACTCGATGATATAAATTCGGGGGCACCCCAACTTAAAGATGAATCTGTATCTGTGGCTCCTAAAACTGATGCTATAGCTCGAGAAACATAAAGATCGTCTGTTCCGGGAGGTGTTATATTAGACCAATTTGTTGGTGCAGCACCAGGAAGATTAGTCCCAAAATTAAAACTTCCTCCAGAGGGTGACTCTGCAATATTACCATTGATATCCACCGATGATCTTCTGAACACCTGATAAGTATAAGTGGATCTTGCAGACATTGAATCCTTCATCGGATCACTCCAATCTAGATCATCATCAATACCCGAATGACCATCGATAGAAGCTAATGCTCTTGAATGCCAGAGTTGATTATCAGTTCCGTCTGCGTCTTCTGTATTATACCAATTTGCTGGTGGAGTACCAGGAAGATTAGTTGTAAAATTGAAACTTCCAGTGCCACCCGTAGGTTTATCAGAAGAAACTAAATCTGTAGCAGATCTTCTATATATAACATAAGTATAAGTCGATTTTGCAAAATCCCCAGAAGATTTAACAGAGGTTGACCAAAGCGGAACAACGCTCCACTCTTCGTTGACAGCATCATAAGTCGCAGATGGATTGTAATTTTTTAATATACCATCATTCTCATCAATATAATGCTGTGACCATACATGCGATACGGTTTGATAAAGAATATCCGATGCCACGCCTGTATCTGGTGGGGGAGTTGTAGACCATCCGGTAGGTGGAGTTAACCCATTCGTTCCAAAATTGTAAGACCCACCGGTTGGAGTTGATGTAGGTGGTGGTGTCGATCCACGAAACCAAGAAGTTAATTGGACTGTAGTTACACCGTTGGTCCCATCAGAACCAATGACACCATCTTGACCGTCTGCATATGCTCTATCCGGAATAGTCCATTCTAAAGTTGAATCGATTCCAATACTACCTGTTATAGAAGCTAAAGTTCGTGTGACCCATACTGGATCTGTACCGGTTGGAATATTGTTAGACCATTGAGTTCCTGATGTACCCGCAATGAATGGTGGTGTACCTTCATTTGATGTAAAATTGAATTCACCATTCGCAGTATTTTCTGTCCCTGTGACTGGTTGATTCGGCGGGGAAGCGTCCGGGGCACGATAATAAACTTGGTATGCAAAAGTTGAAATGGCATCAAGACCATCAGCCCCAGTTTCAACGGGAGTTGACCAATCTAAATCTGTATCTTCTCCTGTGGGCCCTACAGCAGAGGCCATAGTAGTTGAAACGTATATATTACCGTCACCAGTCGCCGGTATACTGTTATACCATTGATTTGGATTTGATGGGGGAACTCCGACATTATTACCAAAATGGTACGATCCTCTTTGGGCATTTGTACCGATCGGTGTCGCTGGGGTACCCACTGACCTCATATATACGGGATATAAGAAAGTCGATTTACCTGCAGTACCATCACTCCCCGATATAATTTCCCCAGAAGACCAAAGCGGGGTTACTGTGTCTGTAAATACGTCATTCTCGTCTTTATTAGAAACATTCGAAATAGAATGATATAGTGGATCTGTTCCATTGGGTATAGATGCAGACCATCCGGTAGGTGCGGTTAATGTATTTGTAGAAAATACATATGTACCACCATTGGGGGTTAATGGGACTGGGGGAGTTGCTGATCTAGTGTAGACTGATAATTGAGCAACTGCACCACCATCAATCCCGTCTGCACCATCTCTAATAAAAGGAACCGGTGTAGACCATGGGTTCGGATTTAATCCTGTTGCGTCCCATGTATCTGTAGCTCCAGTGATAGTAGCTATGGCATATGATTGATAAATTTGATCGGTGCCTACGGATGGAATATTATTAGACCAACCACCGACTGGTGGTGTCGGAATATTAGTTCCAAAATTAAACGATCCACCGACTGGTTTTGAGGGGGTAGTTGGGGATCTCAGATATACTGGCCACGTATATTTTGATAGACCATTAATACCATCTAGAGCACCTTTAATCGGATTTGACCAAACTAAGGTATTTGTAGATATCCCCGTTACCCCTTCAGTTGTGGCTATTGCCCGAGAAGACCATAACTGATCTGTTGAAGCCGGGATGTCCTCGAGATTATTATACCAAGTAACAGTCGCAGATTGCGGAGGAGGCTCGGTAGGAAGATTAGTTCCAAAATTAAACGATCCGCCGTATGGTTTATCAGCAGAACCTAAAACAGAAGAAGTTTTGGTATATACAGTATAAGTATAAGTTGACAGGCCTTCGTCACCATTAGTTCCTATGTATTGTATATATAAGAGGTTGGTAACATTAATACTTCCCCCGTTATTGCTTAGGTCATTCTCGACTATTGATGTAGCAGATTCGAAGAAATTTACCCACATTTTAGATGAAGAGGGAATTAATGATGCATTTAAACCGTCCTCATCTGCGGCATAAATTGGATATATATTACCACCAGCAATTTTAACAAATGTTAAACCCGAAAGAAATGATGCCGTCAAATGTGCTTCGGTTATAATCGTAGGGGACTCGTAGAAATTTACATACGTTCTTGCCCCTTGTATTAATGATGCATTGGTACCATTCTCATCTATAGCATAGATTGGGTATATAGAATGACCTGTAGGTCCAACGTCCCCGGATAACTGTATTACATTACCCCAAATAAAGTCTCCAATATTACCAGCTTTAATTCCAATAGTAGCCCAAAGAAGGGTGGTAGGTGAAACCGGAACTATATCAGTCCATGATGCTGGAATACCCGTTGAGGGATCCGGAACATTTGGTTTAGTTGGGGAATCTTGGAATATCCAATTATGTAGATTGCCATCCGTACCGCCTAGATGATCGATATCTACTATCCATGTATCGGGAGACCCAGAGATTTTTTCCCACACTCTTTCAGCGTCTGCATCAAGATAAAAATCTCCGACTATACCAAGTACCTGTGGAGGATCACCCGATCCAGAATGCCAAGCAGGACCTGGTGCTCCAGTTAATCCTTGCTCACCGGTATGGGGTGTTGGTATTCCCCATGTAAAATCTAGAACCCCAACTGGTTTAGTTCCTAAGGATACCCATAATCTATATGTATATGTAGAGTGAGCTGAATTGGTCCACCCTAACGCTATAGGAGTATTTTCACTTGCGCCCGGTGTAAGGGGTTGATCTTCGGCGTCTTTAAAAATCCACCTTTGAACAGTATCACCT